ATCACCACCAACCTGCATCCGTCACTCGGCAGGCTGGAGAGGGGCGAACGCTACCGCGTGACGTTCGAGAAGATACCGAAGGATTAGCCCCATGTTGGCATCCGTCATTACGTTCCTGATCTACGTGTGCGTGCTCGCGCTCGTCATTTATCTCATCCTGTGGGTGCTGCGCGATGTGCTCGGCCTGCCGATTCCTGAGAAGGTGGTCCAGATCCTCTGGGTTATCGTCGCACTGATCGTAATCCTCTGGCTTGTGCAGATGGTGCTGGGAGGCGGGGGCGGGCTGCGCATGCCATCGATCCGATGAGACAGTGGGCCATCCCGGCATTGTCCGCGCTCATTCTCATGGCAACCTGCACGTATGCCCGGTCTGACTACCGACCCAATGCCCAACCGATGTTCGGGACGTACTCGCAAGCCTATCTCGATCGCCAGCAAACGAAGCGCTGGAAAGAACTTTGCAAGGGCGGCGGCCGATACCAGGCCATGAGCGAAGCCTACGAGGCCGGCAAACCAGATCCATGTAATTCGGCGTCCCAGCGCCGTTACTAGGCCCGAGAGGGCTGCAGGGAACCCTTCCTGTCCCTGTGTTCGCCCACCCTACTTGCCCGGCGCTGTAACGGCGTCGGGTCTTTTCTTGAAAAGGCACAACATGTCATTTGGAAGACTAGGGGCGCTGGGGAGGGGATTTGGGCATCTCGGGTCCTTTGCGAATGCAACTGGATCAGCCCCAGCGCTACTGACAGCGCCGGTTCTGGCTATGCATCCGTCATGGGTGACAACTGATAATGAGCCTGATTTTACAGTCACGGTAGACGACACGGTGGCGTCAGGCGATACGATCCGCCTCCAGGTTCAGGCAGCCGGCGGTGATTGGTCCAGTCTGGTCTCAAACACCACGCATGTCATCACAGCGCCGGAAGATGCGGCAAACGAAATGGACCTCGCATTGGCTGCTCTCCCCAATGCTAACTACGAGGCCCGCGCCAACGTCACGGATGGCGTTCTGACCAGCGGCTGGTCGAATGGTGGCGTCCCGTTGTCGTTCACAATCGCTGCGGTGAGTAGCGGCGCCGCTATCCTATATCCCTTCCTCTTTGTTTAAAGGAACCTAGACATGGCTGCTCTTCTTTCTCTTACGATGCTCAACGGCGCTCTTGGCGATGCCGCCGATGACGGAACGGTGATGACGCTCGACGGGTATCTTGCGCAAACAACCGGCTTTAGTGCGTCGGCGACTTTCACGCCTGCTGCGGCATCGCACGTTGCGAACGACTGCAACGGCGCAGCCGGTACGTTCGCCAACATGGGTCTCAGCGGCAAACGCATTGTAATCACGTCGGCAACACTGGAGATCGATGGCGCGACGGCTGAGGCGACCGCCTGGCGCCTGTATCTCTATAACGTTACCCCGCCATCGGCGACGGCGGATGATGGTGCATGGGATCTGGTCTCCGGTGATCGAGCATCGTTCCTTGGCTATATCGATCTCGGAACGGCCGTGGATCTCGGCTCAACTCAATGGGTCGAAAACCACGGTCTCAACAAGCAACTGAAGTTGGCCGGCGCCGATCTATTCGGCTATCTGGTCAACCTGACGACTCTCACTCCTGCGGCGGTTGCCCACATCGTCACCCTGCATGGGGTTGGCCTGTAATGCTGTCGCAGAACACTCAAAGAATAATTCGTGCTGGATATATCAGCCCGCAGGCGCAGGCGTTCCTAGTGCGAACCTCTGCCTTAAGCGATGCCGAAAGGCGCGCTTACATTCAGATGATAAACGGAATGGTGGCCGATGGTGTGTGGTCAAAGCTGGACGCGCTTTACATTTTCGCGACCAAGGACACCACGACGGCAAAGCTGAATCTGGTCAGCGGCAACTTTGCGCTCACGGCCACGTCGGGCGGAACGCCGCCAACCTTCGCTGTCGATCGCGGCTACACAGGGCAGGCAAGCCAAGGCCTAGATACCAATCTTGCATTGGATGCTGCCGGTCTGAACTACTCGTTGAACTCAGGGTCGATCGGCGTCTACTGCCTAAACAATCGCACATCCAACGCGACGACATACGCGATCGGATGCGATACGGCCAGTTCCGGCGCGCAGATTTCCCTGCTGCAGGGTGGAACCACCTTCCTGGATATCAACGATCTGGTGTTTCCCTCGACGGCGAATACCGGCACGCAAGGATTGTGGCACGGCAGCCGCACGGCTGCTAGCGGGGCGGGGTGCCTCGTGCTCTATAAAAACGGCACGGTGTTTGGTTCCTACTCGTCGGCGGTCGCCGCCGGAGTTCCGGCAGCCTTGAACGTTTACATTCTCGGCCGGAATCATCTTGGCTCAATAGCCGGGCAGGCAACCGATGAACTATCCGCCGCATGGATCGGCGGCGGGTTCACGGCAGATCAGGCCGCAAGGTTTGCAGCTCGGTTGAATAGGTTTATGTCGGCGCTTCGAATTGCGGTGTTCTGATGATCGCTTCAGACAAGCGCTCCGTGATGAACATGAACTTCGCGGCCGCAACGGCCTCGGAGTACGCCTTTATCGATCATGTGCGTGGCGCCATCCAGTTCGGGCCAGGAACCAGCTCTCCTTGGTGGACGGTTGGCGGCGCGCTCTGGACGCAGAACATCGATTCTGACGGGTGGCCGGCATACTCGACGGCAGTTATCAATAAATCCAGCAGCCTCGGCGCTATCCGCATTCCGTCATCAACGGACTTTGCAGGGCCATATACGATCGATGGTTTTGGCTCCGGCGTCATCGCTCTGAGCGCGGGGACATGGACCCTCGGAGCGGCCACTGGCGTTTCAAAGGCCAGCAATAACCTCACCGTTACTGACCAGGGGCCGGGTGTTCGCTGGACTGCGCAGATCACCTATAGCGGATCGCGCGCGACGGTCGGGCTCGGCATCACGACCGTTGACCCGTTGAACACCGGTAAATTCCTGCGGCTGGTCCGGTTCTACCGTACCGAGGACACCGCCGATCTGGCAGCGGGTAAAATCTTCCGGACCGCATGGAAACAAATCTACGCCGATTTAAACCCCGGCTTTCTCCGGTTTATGAACTGGTTCGGCGACAACAGTTCAAGGCTCTGCCGCTTCGAAAATCGGGCGCTTCCCAGTCACACCGGAATCGTCGGCAACTACAACTGGGTGACCGGCCCTCGCTACGGTGAGACGACAGGGACGAACCAGATCGCGCTTGCGGCCGTCACCGGCACGCCAAGCTCGATGCAGCACGGCGAGATTGCGCAGACTCGGATCACAAACAACCTCGTTCGCTCGCCCGCCTACGTGTCAGGCTCCAGCGTCAACAAGACCGTCACCGCGATCACCAAAGCAAACCCCGGAGTTGTGACCTGTACGGGTCACGGGTTCAATACTGGCGACAAGATTTTGCATTTCATTTCGGCCGGGATGACTGAGCTGGATCGGAGGATTTGCACGATTACTGTATCAGATGCCAACACGTATTCGGTTGGGATCGACACTTCAGCCTTTACCACGTTCAGCGCCGGAACCTGCAATCAATACATCTCGCTACAGGTTGGCACTGGCAGCGACCGCCGAGACTATCCCGTCGTTTTCGAGGATGGCGTCACCCTTGCCAACAACTACGGACTTGAATATCTCGCGGCAGGCGACGGCAAGACCTTTTATTTCGACAAGACGATTTACGCTGCAAAAGACAGCGACGGCACCATCGTTCAAGGCGTCTGGATTTTCCCCGGCACGGGCAAAGACCTGGGCCACAAGCCGGGTATCCCGCTGGAGATCATTGTTGCGTGCGTCAACGAGATCAATGCACTATCCACCAGTCTGATCGGGCTGTGGCTCAACATCCCTCATTGGGCTCTGCTTTCGGTGGATCCAGACTATAGCGCGTCGTCCAACGTCGCGGTTAAATCGATCGATGTGGTCGAGAACGGCGCGAATGGCTACGCCGCTCTCGGCGCCTCGATACCGTTGATGGTAGAGTTCGATAATGAGACATGGAATGCAGCAAATCTTGAATTCTCACAAACGTTCTACCTTACTCAAAGAGGGTTGCAGAGATGGGGCGCGGTCCTCACGTCAAGCACCGATCGCGCTAGTTTCGCTGCTTTGCGCTCCTACCTCATGTGCAAGGATATTCAGGCAGCGTTTCCGAGCGCGAGCTATCCTCGCATTAAGTACGTGCTAGGGTTTCAGGGGTCTCAGGGCATCGCCGGCGGCAGTGTCAACTACCTCCGCGCTCATGGCACTACCGCTGTTTTGACGGATGCCACTTGGAATCCGACTGCGGCCGAGCCGATCTCTGTTCACGACTACTGCGCGTTTGCTGCCTACATCTACAACGACGACAGCAACGCCACCTACAGCAAGGCAACCTGCACGACAGCATGGCTTGCGGCCGGCACCGATGAGGTGGCGAAGGAAGCAGCCTGCGCGTTGTACGTCCTCGGGATGAAAACCTACGGCGGGTCGCAGACGTTCGACGCCTACTATGATACGCTGATGCCGGCCTACGCAACCCACCTGGGAGGCATCGGTAAGAAGATCGCCATGTACGAAGGCGGCTGGGATCTGGCGATCACCGGAACGTCGGACCAGCAGAACTTCCTGATTGCGGCGAAGCGCAGCCGGGCGTTTGCGAATACCCTGGTAGCTTCATTCAACAAGTTCAACGCGAACAGCAATGCCATCTATCCTGCCGACTATATCGCGCTGGATTCGCGATGGGGGCACGCGCCGAACGACTTCTATAGCGGTGGTGTAGAAGGCGCAGCGCTCGATCTTTCGTGGACGCTGATGGGCCTCCGCAATCGCGGCTTCCGTCAGATGGTCATCAAGACGTAATCGTTTTGTCGTCTGCCATCCGCCCGTTCATCTGCTCGTTCGCGCGATCGGCTGCCTTTTCCTGATCGTTGGCCGTCCCGATGAGATGAACGATGTCGTCCCAATTGGCGGCGAGCATCGAGACAAACGCAACGCCTAGAAGCAGAATGACGGCCCAAAGCGGCATCTCAAATCCTCCAAAATGTCCTCGCTGCCGAAGCGTGCGCCAAGGCGCTTTCGCTCATGTCCCGGTACGACCGGAAGCTTTCCCCAGCAGCGAGGTTTCCGACGCTACCCCACGTTGCCCCCTCCATCAACCCGGCAGATTGGTTAACGGGACGGAGTTTGGCCATGACCGAAAGTGTGGAGCGAGGGCCGGGGATCGAACCCAACCGTTGAACGTCCCGTATCCGGAGATACCTCTATTGCTGACCACAAGTCTTATCAGCGTAGATCGGACGGAGCGCACCGCCAGGTGCCTCGCAAGCTCTATTATCGCGCCAGCCGCTCCTTCAAGTAAAGGAACAGCAGGTGCTGCTGGTTTCGATCCAGCGTCACCGATAAACTGTTCATCCCGGACTCGATGTGGATCACGATACCGCCTGCCGGATCATGCAAATCGTTCACGCGGGCCGACGTCAGCGAGCCGTGAAGTTTAAGTTCCTTTGCGCTCATTCCGGCCTCTCTGTTCATCTGGCGAAGTCTGCTCAAGTCCGACAGCCCGCCGCGACCCATTCGCGGTATGCCTTCTTCCCGTAAGTCAATATGTACCTACTATGCTCAATCGGAATCGGCTGCGATATCAAGCCCTGCTGCGCAAGCTTTCGCTCAAACTTCGTGCGCAGCCACCAGAACGGGTTTGCCTCCATAAAGGCTTCCCAATCGCTCGGCATCATGTCGCCCTTTAGATTATTGCATCGGAGACAAGATCGGACCCGGTTCTCTACCGTATCAGGACCGCCCTTGCTAAGTGGAATGACGTGATCTCGGGTGCGCGTGAGCGGGTCATTCCGCCGCGCTTTGGATGCCGGAACCGTGTCACGTTTGCAGTATGTGCATTTCATGTTTGCTGTCGCGATCTTCGGTCAAGTCCGCTGGTGTCGTTTCATGACATCGATAGCTGTTCGTGCCAGCCTGTTCGCATTGTCCAGGTTCCAGGTTGAGCCGAAAATCAGCAGGCATTCCGCGCGAAGTGCCTCGGCCACCCTCTCTTCC